CTGTACTTCGACAAGAGCCGGCAGTCTGAAGCTGGCCGCGAGGCGGCGCTAGAGCTGGGGCGGCTCAGCGCACGCGACATGAGCGCCTTTCTGCTGCGCGCCATCACCAAGGAGGCGGCGGTGATGGCGCTGCTCGAGGAGCGCCAGCGCGACTACGAACGCCAGATCCAGGCCGCCGGCAGCAAGAACCAGCGCATCCAGAAAAATCACGCGCAGCTGATGGTGTTCGTCGATGCGCTCTCCATGGCCTGCCCGATCACCCCCACCCAGCAGGCCGAGGCCAAGGCGCTGCTGGTGGCGCTGGCAAAAGAGCGCGAGCAGGATCTGCAGAAGGACCACCCCATCGTCGAGGCCTTCTGGGAGGCGTTCGAATTCCTCGACGGCACCGGCGAGGACCTGGACGGAAACCCGGAGGGCGAATCCCGCCTGAACCACAGCCGCGACCCCGCCTACATCGCGGTGAACCTGAACCACTTCATGCAGGTGGCCGCGGATCGCCGCCAGCAGGTGCCGCTGCTGGCCGACCTGAAGCGCCTGCTCAAGGCCAGCCGCAACCCCAAGTTCGTCGAGGCCAACTGCCCGGTGAACAGCGCGGTCAACGGCCGCCACAACGCCCGCTGCCCCAACCCCGACGACAAGCGGCCCAGCACCGTGCGGTGCTGGGTGTTCAAGCGCGAACGCTGAGGAGGCCCCATGCCCGCCACCCGCACCCCCGCCACCGAACCCGAACTGCGCTGGGCCTACCGCATGGCCCGCCTCGAGGCGCTGGGCATCAGCTACCAGCAGGCCATCGAGGCCCCCGCACTGCGCGCCGCGCTCGAGCTGGGCGTAACCCACCGCCGCAAGCGCCGCGCCCAGGCCATGGCCACCAGCGCGGCCGGCGCCGGCATCGAACGCAGCCACCCCGATTTCACCGCAGCACCGTAACCAAGGAGACCACCATGAGCACTCTGCAAGGACACCAGATCGAGCGACTACAAGCGGCCGGCGCTGCTGTCGGCGCGCTGATCGACGCCGCCACCGCCTTCGTCACCCTCTCCGAATCCGGCGAATTCGGCCGCGCCGTCGATGGCGACCCCACCGCCATCGAAACCGTCGCCGTCGCCTTCGACGACCTCGCCGCTGCCGCCGACGAAGCCCGCTCCGCACGCGACGAACTCGCCGCCGCCTTCGCCACCGCCGCAGCCTGAGGACGTCGACCATGAAGCCCCTATTCAACCGCATCGCCCGGTTCATCCTCAAACGGCGTCACGCCATGGCCCAGGCCGACCTGCGCTGGATGGTGGAGCGCGCCCCCATGTGCATCCAGGAACAGTGCGCCCGCGTCACCGCGCTGGAGGCCTCGCTGCGCGCCCGCGGCGGCGCCCCCGATCCCGCCGACAGCGCCGAAGACATCGCCCGCCGCGCGGAGCGCAGGCTCAAGCTCGAAGGAGTCCTGAAATGACCATCATCGACGTCAAGCCGCTCGACCAGGTTCGCTACACGCCCGAGGGCGGCGACGAGCTCGTCCGTGTAACGGCCACCCTGCGCCGGAGCGAACTCGAAAAATTCAACGCCTTCATGTCCGGCGACGCCTGGGAGAAAGCCCAGGCTGCGCGCAACGCGGATCTCGACAAGTGCGCCCAGTCCATTGCCGCACTGCTGAACACCGCGCGCCAGCACCTCGGCACCAGCGGCGGCCGCGTCTGCGCCACGCTGCTCGCCAGCCTCTACAACGGCGACCGGGTGAAGTTCGACGTCAGCGACCTGCGCCGACTGGACCAAGCCCTGTTCGAGCACGCCATGAACACCATGCGCCTGTGCTACGAGCTCAACCGTGAGCCGCACCAGTTCTTCGACAACGGCGGCCGCCTGTTCGAGGAAATGATCGAGGCGTGGGGGCTGGAGAAAATTCGGAGGGCAAGGAAATGAGCAAGAAACTCTATCGGCTCCTTGGCGAAAACTTCGCCATGACGGTGGAAATCGACCACGACGTCATGACCGAAGAAAAGCTCCACGAGATCAACAATTTCTGGACAAACGCGGAGTGGCGGCTGGATAAGAAGGACGGTGTGGTGCTGCATGCGGTGCTGGATCTGCTGTTCTGCCACGTGCAGCGCCTGATCGTCGAAGACCCGTTTGGCCTGAACCTGAAAGGCGTCCTCTACGCATTTGCCTGGAAAGACGCCAAGGGAAACCGCAAGAACGGCGAGGAGGGCTGGCCGGACATGGACGGCAACCACGGCATCCGCATCGTCGATGTGGATGAGGTGACGCTGGACGAAGAACCGAGCATCCGGGAGGTGAAGGCATGAACGTCTACACCCGCTATTTCCGCGTCACCAGCGGCCCGATCATGGACCGGGCCATCGAACTGGAAGCCGCCAACGCCGAGGCCCGCAAGGTTCTTGCCGCCTTCTGCAAGGAGATCGGCGCCGAGGATTTGCTGAGCTACTCGGACGGCCGCCGCGCCGGGTTCCGGATCCGCTCCATGCCCGATCCGGCCGTGTGGAGGTGGATCAACAGCCTCGGCGCCTACTGGCCGCGCAAGAACACCGCCGCCGGCCGCGACATGCTGGCGCGCATCGAGGCGCTGCCGACCATCGTGCATATCAAGAACGCGATCGAGGCGGTGGGCCTGCATGCCGGGTTGCCGGTGTTGATCAGCAATCGCTGCGGCCACAGTGCCACCCTGACCGGGATTCCCCGCCTCGGCGTGCTGTTCCTGGGCGTGCCCTGGCGCGACATCGACCCGGCAAAGCTCGCCGAGTACAAGCGCAACCGCGCGGCCGGTACCGAGTTCTCGACGGCGATGGACCACCTGTGCTGGGAGCCGTCCGCCGAGCTGCAGGAGGTGAAGCGCTGGGAGGTGGAGAAGGAGATCGAGGAACTGAACGCCAGGCTGCGGGCGGAGCAAGAGGGGGGTGCGGCATGAAGCGCGACGCCTTCACTGACCATGTCGAAGCCGCATACCGGAGCCTGCAAGCATGACCATCGACAACATCGTCACCACGACCGCGCGCCAACAGGGCCGCGCCGCACTGGCTGCGCTCAACAGCCGCGGCATGGACCGCGCCTACCGCGCCCGCTGGGTGTTCGCCCCGTTCTACACCCTGCTCAACGAGCTGCGCGACGGCAGCGTCACCGCAACCCAGGACGGCACCCCCGTGGTGCTGCACGACGGCCGCGTCGAGGCCGCCGCCCCCGTCATCCACGGCTGGGTGGCGTGCTGGAAGCGCATCGAGGCCCGCCGCAAGGTCGGCGCAGACCTCGAAGCCCTCAGCGCCATCGCCCACCACCTCGAAGCCGGCCACCCCATTCCGGGGCCAATGGTCGACAAGGCCCGCAAGTCCCTCGACGCCTGCCTGCGCGCCTACAAGCGCCTGCCGCTGACGGTGATCAGGGACGCGATTCAGACGGAAGAGGTGGCGATCGCGTTTGAGCTGATGGGAGTGAAAGGGGGTGAGGCGTGAAAGAGCGACCGATTCTGTTCAGCGCGCCGATGGTGCGCGCGATTCTCGCCGGCACGAAGACGCAGACGCGTCGGGCGGCGGTGAAGACATCGCGCCCCGACCTCGTGGTGCCGACCGATTTCGACAAGGAGCAATTCCTGCTTGAAATCGAGAACAAGCTCACTGGACACCGGGTTTGGAAGCCTTGTCCCTACGGGCATCCAGGGGACCGTCTGTGGGTCCGCGAGACCTGGCAGCACTCGAACTTCCCGCTCGGCCCCTACGACGAGTCGTGCACGGTGTTCTACCGCGCCGACTACCTGGACGATCCGCACGGCCCGGACGGCGAGAAATCGCCCGAGGGCAAGTATCGGCACTGGGTGCCGTCCATCCACATGTTCCGCAGCGCTTCGCGCATCTTGCTGGAGATCACCGGCATCCGCGTCGAGCGGCTGCAGGGCATCAGCGAAGCTGACTCGCTGGCTGAAGGCGTTGCTCAGATCGTCCTCGACAGCCTGCCCGCGGCGCAGCAGTGCGGCGAGTATGACGTGATCGATGCGGACCCCGTCGATCTGTACCGCGATCTGTGGGAGCAGATCAACGGCCCCGGGTCATGGGACGCAAACCCGTGGGTGTGGGTCATCGAGTTCAGGCATGTGACGGAGTGCGCAGCATGATCCGCGATCAATTCATCCTCGACCTGCAGCGCGAACTCATCGTCGACAACTTCGCCGGCGGCGGCGGCGCATCCACCGGCATCGAGCTTGCCCTCGGCCGGCACGTGGACGTCGCCATCAACCACGACCCCGAAGCCGTGGCCATGCACGCGCTCAACCACCCGCAGACCGCGCACCACTGCGAAAGCGTATGGGACGTGGATCCGCTCGCGGTCACCCAAGGGCGGCCGGTCGGACTCGCCTGGTTCAGCCCCGACTGCAAGCACTTCTCCAAGGCCAAGGGCGGCAAGCCGCGCGACAAGCGCATTCGCGGCCTGGCGTGGGTGGCGGTGCGCTGGGCGGCGCTGGTGCGCCCGCGGGTGATCATCCTCGAGAACGTCGAGGAGTTCCAGACATGGGGGCCGCTGCGCGCTGACGGCTCGCCCTGCCCGGTGCGGCGCGGCCACACCTTCCGCGACTTCGTGCGGCAACTGCAGGAGAAAGGCTACGCGGTCGAGTGGCGCGAGCTGCGCGCCTGCGACTACGGCGCCCCGACCACGCGCAAGCGGCTGTTCCTGATCGCCCGCCGCGACGGCAGGCCGATCGTGTGGCCGACGCCCACCCACGGCGCGCCGGGATCGGCCAGCGTGAAGGCGCGCACACTCAAGCCATGGCGCACGGCTGCAGAGTGCATCGACTGGTCGATCCCATGCCCGAGCATCTTCGAGCGCAGCCGCCCGCTTGCCGAGGCCACGATGCGGCGCATTGCGCGCGGGGTGCAGCGGTATGTGATCGAGGCTGCAAAGCCCTTCGTCGTGCCCACGCCGGCCGGGCTGGTGGCGCCGGTGATGACCGAGATTGCCAACGCCTCGTCGCCGCGCTGCATGGCTGCAGACGAGCCGCTGCGCACGATCTGCGCGGAGACCAGGGGCGGGCACCATGCGCTGATCGCCCCCACGCTGATCCAGATCGGCTACGGTGAGCGCGAAGGCCAGGCGCCGCGCGTGCCGGGCCTCGACAAGCCGCTCGGCACCGTCGTGGCCGGCGGCGGCAAGCACGCCCTGGTCTGCGCCTTCCTCGCCAAGCACTTCGGCGGCAACTACACCGGCCCGGGCGCCGCGCTGGACGGCCCCATGCACACCGTCACCACGCAGGACCACCACGCCCTGGTGTGCGCCTTCCTGACCAAGTACTACGGCGAGGGCGGGCAGGACCAGCACATCGGCGGCCCGCTGCACACCATCCCCACCGTCGACCGCTTCGGCCTCGTCACGGTCGAGCAGCAGCAATACCGCATCGCCGACATCGGCATGCGCATGCTCGAGCCGCGCGAGCTCTACCGCGCGCAAGGCTTCCCGGAGTCGTACCAGATCGCCCCGGTGATCGGCGGCAAACCCTTGCCCAAGCGCGCCCAGGTGCGCATGTGCGGCAACAGCGTGAGTCCGCCCCTGGCCGCGGCGCTGGTGCGCGCGAATGCGGGCGACCTGATGACATTCAACGCCCGCGAGCTGCGGGAACTGGAGGCCGCATGACCACACCCTACGCCGACCATACGCACTTAGAGCTGATCGAAGAAATCCGTCACGCCGCTCGCCTCGAGCTTATCCGCCTCATCGCTAAGCAGCTGGTGGCTGAAGCGCTTGCCGATGGGCAACTCGCACCCCAGAATCGACTACATGACAAACGCAGCCATCTACGCCCGGTTCTCAACGGACCGGCAGCGCGAAACATCCCTCGATGACCAGGTGCGGGTCTGCCAGGCCCGCTCTGATCTTCTCGACATCCCCGTTTCCATCCTCCATCACGATGATGGCGTTTCAGGCTCGACGCCGGTAGCGGCGCGCCCGGGCGGCGCACGCCTCCTGGCCGACGCGATGGCCGGGCGCTTTGACGTGCTGATCGTGGAAGGGCTCGATCGCCTTTCGCGCGATCAGGTGGAGCAAGAACGCACCGTGCGCCGGCTGGAGCACCGCGGCATCCGCATCATCGGCGTGGCGGACGGCTACGACTCCGAGGCGGCCGGGCGAAAGATCCACCGCACCATGCGCGGCCTGATCAACGAGATCTACCTGGACGATCTACGCCACAAGACGCACCGCGGACTCGCCGGCCAGATCGCGCGCGGCGGACACGCCGGCGGACTGGCCTACGGCTATCGCAGCGTGCCGGCCGGCGGCGTGCATCGCCTCGAGGTGGTGGCCGAGCAGGCCGAGATGGTGTGCTGGATCTTCGCCCGCTATGCCGAGGGCTGGAGCTGCCAGCGCATTGCTGCAGACCTCAATACCCGCGGCGTGCGGACGGCACGCGGTGGCACATGGGCCGTGTCGGCTCTGTACGGCTCCCCGAACAAAGGCAGCGGCGTCCTCAACAACGAGCTCTACATCGGCCGCCTGATCTGGAACCGCAGCCAGTGGGTGAAGGACCCTGACACCGGCAAGCGAACCCGCATCGACCGCCCGCGCGACGAATGGCACATCGAGGAGCGCCCCGAGCTGCGCATCGTGAGCGATGAGCAGTGGGCAGCAGTGCGGGTTCGCATGGGGAGGCCGACCGGCCAGGGCGGTAGCGCCGGACACGGCAAACAGCCCCGAACGCTGTTCGGAGGCCTGCTGCGCTGCGGCCATTGCGGCGGCGCGGTTGTGGCCACCAGTGGGCGACACTACGGCTGCGCAGCGCGAAAGGATCGTGGCGCCGCGGTGTGCGAAGGCGTGCAGGCCCGCCGCGACAAAGTCGACGCGAGGCTCCTTGAAGCCATCAGGGAAGACATGTTGAGCCCGGCCTCGATGGCCGCCCTGCACGATGCAGTCAGGGAGGCGCTGGCAGAGCATCGCCGCGCCGCTGCTGAGCGTGAGCGGGAGGCGCGAAAGCGCGTTGAGGATCTGGATGCTGAGATAGCCCGCCTGGTGGATGCGATCGCCGCCGTGGGGATCTCGCCTGCTCTGCAGGCCAGGCTGCAGCAGGCCGAAGCGGAGCGAGCGGCAGTTTCCGAGAGCGTGTCGGCGGACGCCTACGCCGACACGCTCGCAGGATCTGTCCAGCGATACCGCAAGAAGCTGGCGGACCTGGAGAGCGCACTGCCCAATGACGTCGATCGAGCGCGGGAGCTCATTCGCTCAATGATCGGACCATCGGAGATGGTCGCGCGCGAAGGGCAAGTATGGGTAGAAATGGAAACGGGCCGAGCAGCTCTCGCTGTCGGCCTGTCTCTTGTTTCGGTTGCGGGGGCAGGATTTGAAC